AAATTGGCAGAACATTTCAACCCATGATGGCGTAACGATTTATGCGACGACATATAATGATGCTATCTATAAATCCGTAGATGGTGGGGCAACTTGGACCGATTTACCTAGCGGAGGTGTAAATCGGTATGGCATTTCAACCCATGATGGCGTAACGATTTATGCGGGGGTATATGGTGGGGCTATCTATAAATCCGTAGATGGTGGGGCAACTTGGACCGATTTACCTAGCGGAAATAGAAATTGGCGTGGCATTTCAACCCATGATGGCGTAACGATTTATGCGGTGGTATATGATGGGTCTATCTATAAATCCGTAGGCCAACTATTCAATCCTGTATTTAATGTTCCTTATACGGTTATTATAAATCAATCCACAAACATAAACTACTCTATGTTGGATACGGTAATTTCCGAGAACCGATTATTCATTTATTATTCCCTTCAAACTGCGACGAATGAGTGGTCGATTTATGATTTGTCAATATTCCCGTATTCTTGGGCAGTAATAGCGGCGGCAACAAATGGAGTCGATTGGAAATTCAGAGATACAAATAACGTTATGGTTTTGAGCGGAACAAATGAATTTGCGACAATTTCAATGGCTATTGAGAGCAATGCATTAAACAGGCAAAGAGCATTTGTTTACTCAAACCCATTGACATATAATACCTTCAACGATGGACCTGTGCGCTTTTCCGCAACCTTTTATAATCAGCAAACTAACGCCCCTGATTTAAATGCAATAACTACCAAAACAACCGTCAGGCCAGATGGATATAAACAAGTAACAAGTGAATACGATGTATATATTGATGAAACAACACACGCTAACAGCACAGTCAAAAAGACATCAGAGGGAACATCTGACAACGTACTAATTGAGTACATCTACCCAGTGGAGTAAATTATGAAGAAAATTATCATTATCTTATTGTTAACGGCAATCGCAACAACGGCATTTGGATATGATTTTATCTATGTGCCAAATCGATTGACTCGTAGTGGCGACCCATTCGCAGTTAAAGAACGTGTAATGCGCTACAACGACAGGGTTGTGGAACTTGATGCTGTAAAAAATCTTTACTACCGGGAATACGAGGGCGAAAAGTATTATTGTGTCGATGGTACAGTGACGGAGACCTCAGACGAGGTTAAGGCAAGGGAAGCCAGAGAGCGAGAGGCTTATTTATCCGCCGTTGTCGCCATCGGCCCTACTGCCGCCATGTTTAGGTGGACGTTAGAACAACATTTCGGTGCGGGAGCGGTAACGAATAGATTAGTGACAGAGGATACAGTTACGTTATATTTCATCAATAGGCGCAGGACTGGAACGAATGAAGATACGGATGGAACCGACACAATGATACTTACTAGAGGATTTGAGGCCATTTTGAAAATTACTAAGACGGGGAACATTTGGACTTTCCCTTGGGATTTGATTCCTGAGCTTTGATAGTTGACTATTTGGAAATTAGGTAAATAGTTAGGGATATAGGAGAATAAGTACTATTTGTTCTAATTGGGTAAATAGTTAAGGAGAACACAGATGGGAAATTTAATTTATATAGACAATGCAACATTAGTAACTGGAACAACAGCTACAACATCAACACAACGATTTTTGGTAACAAAGATGAATCATATACTTGTAGGTATACCATTATATACTTTTGACTATTCATTCCCTAATGTTGATTTCATTCCCGAGACTGAAATTATGGTGGTTAATGGTACGTTTACAACTTCGGCAACTTCATATAGCCCAGGTGTTGCAGTTGCTTTTACAACTGGTTGTCGCCAAGAAACAGCAACTGCAACACCAGGAGCTTTTGCCATTCCAACCTATAAAATCACTGAGAAATTAGATAGTTCAATGGACACAGGTCTTGAATTTGAAAATGCAACTATTGTGGCCAATTTAACAAGTACAGGGCAATTTTATATCATGGAAATAAATGGTGATAGATATGGAGTACCTGTATATAATTATAGTTCAGAATTCCCATTTGCAACAACAGTTCCTATGAGTGCTATAAATGTTGATACATTATTAAATGTGACACCTACACTCAATAATGAGACACCAGCAGTTAGTTTTGCTGGTAGTACTAATTTAAATTCTAAAATTAAGACATATGCTGACTTAATTCGTCGTATTAAGATGCAATTAGGTTGGCCTATAATTCAAGTAGAAGGTTGTGATGAACAGATAGTAGATTTCATCGACCAAGCTATTGAATGGTATACTAAGTATGCTGGATATACAGAAGAATTTTTGATCTTTGATAGTGCTCAATATAAGCGTGGTATTGGAATCAAAATGGATGATGTATTTTCAAGATTATATTGTTTAAATCAAATTGAACCATCTTTACCAAATGCAGCAGCTGCTAAGGTTTCAGAGTTTGGTAATGAATGGCAAGATTATGATTTAGAGGATTATCGCAAGGTTATTGATATATGGAGTTTTGATGAAGGTGCTGCAGGTGGTGGAGACTTCTTATTCAGTATGGAATATATATTTGCACAACAAACATATTTCAGTTATGTTTTAGGTAATTACGGATTTGATTTAGTATCTTGGCATATCTTAAAAGATTGGATTGATACCCGTGAAAGAATGTTCGCATTGAAACGTAGATATTACTTTAATGATAGAACACAATGTCTTAAATTAACACCTGAACCTATTACAGGACAAAGATTTGTTGGTATTATTGGTGCATATGTTGAAAAACCGATTAAAGACCTTATTATGGAACGTTGGATTTACAAGTATGCATTAGCCCTAACAAAGATTCAAGTAGGCAATGTAAGAGGTAAATTCGGCGCGGTACAACTATTCGGAGGTGGAACTGTTTCAATTGAAATAGGTGCACAAGGACTAGCTGAACAAGAAAAATTAGAAGCAGAGTTAATGGACGGGTTTGGGGAAGTTTCTCAAATCAAGTTTTTTATTGGTTAGGTGAGGTAATACCGTTGTAATTTTTATCCCAACGGGTAAATAATTACATGAAATATAAAAACTATGTAATTAATAAACTTCCATATATTGATATTATTAAAGATTATAAAGACGGAAAATCTATAATATCATTATCAAAGCAATATAAATGTGGTCAAGGCACTATTACAAGATTGCTTAAAACTAATAATATTAATTTAAGAACAATACAGGAATCTGTAGGTGGGGTTTATATCGCCCCCCAAGAAGTATCTAAAATTAAATCTTTATATTTGTCAGGCAAAACAAAAGAAGAAATATGTCAACTATATAATTGTTCTATTGGTACGTTAAGGGCATATTTAAAAAATCATAACATTATAAAACGTCAAGTTAAATCATGGGGTCCTATTTTTGAAGTTTTAAGAAAAAATAAACAAGACGTAATTAATTTATATAATCAATATAAGTCTCTTACACCTCTTATACAAAAATATAATTATGATTTTGCAGTTTTAGCCGCGTTTATGGATAAAGAAGGTATTATACGAAAAAATAATATTCATAATACCATTCCAATAGAAGATAAAGATAAATTGCATAATTTACATCATAAAGAAATGTATACAATGTATCAAATAGCTAAATTATATAATTGTACTGCACCAACTGTAGCAGCTTTCTTTGATAAAAATAATATTTCCAGAAGATCAGCAGCAGAAACTTCTGCTATAACCGCCCAAAATCCAGAAACAATAAGAAAACAACGCAAATCAATGGCAACTCATAAGGAATATAAATTGCCGTCCGGTCGCATAATAAAATTACAAGGTTATGAACCACAATTTTTAGATTATTGCTTTAAAAATAAATTGATTAAAGAAAATGATTTTAATTTTGATACTATAATGAAATTTCCTTATAATACTAGTGACGGAAAACTTCATTATTATTATCCGGACTTTTATTTACCAGAATTAAACACCATAGTTGAAACTAAATCATGGTATATTTTAGAAAGAAAACAAAGTCCCGAAATTCAACTTCTTAAAGCACAAGCAGTGAAGAATGCAGGCTATAATTATCTTTTTATATTAGATAATGATTTTACACCTTTAGACAAATTTCTCATAGATTACCCTAAATAATTATATGAAAAAGAGCCACATTTATAAAAGATTTATAGGATTAGAGCCTCAAATATTAAAAGAAACGCCAGACCACATTTTAGTTGGTGGTGATATACATTCTTGGTTCGATAAAACAGCTACTCCTTTTATGATATTATCCGATGATAATGATAATAGTGTACTAATATACACAGATGCTCCTATTTCACACAAAAGAATATTAGAAATTATTTTTAATACCTTAATGTATTATAAAGCGAATTTAGCATCACTTATTAAAAAGGATATTTTAAAGGAGTATGGTTTAGGCGTTGTTATAAATAAACCAACCGAATTACCACATATAAAATATGGTGAAGTAGGAGAAATGATAAGTGATTATAGTCGTAATATTTATGACGAAAGATTTATCTTTGGTAGACTTTGGAAGATATCAGATAACAGAGTATATATTAGCATATGGGAAGATCCTAAAAATGCTAAACCATATAAATCATTATTTATAGATATGTTAAATACATTAGATATTGCACCAGCATCAACATTGTGGGAAATTAGAAATTCAAAACAACATAATGATTTTGACGAACATTTACTATCTTCGAAATTTTTTACAATGGATGAATTTTTCGATAGTGATACAGAACAAAAACCCACTATAAAGAAGCCACATGAAGTTGCAGGGTTAGGGAAAGCACTAGGAGTGGAAACACCTGGATTTGGAAGCTATAAGCAAGGTGAAATAGCCTCTAAATTAAAAATGCCATTTGCAAAATATCATGCTATGGTTAATCAAGAGTCGCTGGAGATGTAAAAGATGTCCTATAAAACTTACAAACAAGGGACCTTTCATCCCCATCACCCTGAAAAATATGATGGTAAATATCCCATATTCTATAGATCTAAGTTAGAATTAAATGCCTGTAGGTGGTTAGATGATAACTCAAAGGTTATGAAATGGGGCATTGAGAGTATTGCTATTCCTTATTATAAACCTAATAAAGATGGAAGCCCACCCAAGCAACATAGATACTATCCCGATTTTAATGTAACCTTTAATACTGATAAAGGTATACAGAAGTACATCATTGAGATTAAACCATATAAACAAACATTACCACCTGGAAAGCCTGGTAAGAAAAAGGCATCTACCATTTTTTATGAACAATACACTTATGCTGTTAATCAGTGTAAATGGGAAACAACACGGGATTGGTGTAAAAAGAATAACTACAAGTTTTTGGTAGTTACAGAAAAAGATTTACCCGATTATTAATATAATCAACATAAACTGGGTAAATAAATATAAGGATATAAACTATGTCAGAACCATTAAAATTATTAATTGAACAACCTACGTTTGACTTAGATGTTGTTTTAGAAGAAAAGAATAAAAATGAGCCCCGTGAGCTTTTCATTAGAGGTCCCTATTTAATGGCCGAAAAGAAGAACAAAAACGGACGTATCTACCAAATAGATGAAATGACCAAAGAGGTCGATCGCTATACAAATGAAATGGTTAAAACCTTTAGAAGTATTGGTGAGCTTAATCACCCAACTAGTGTTGAAGTAAATCCAGAACGTGCTTGTCATATGATTACCAGTCTTAAAAAAGACGGTAATTTGTTTATTGGGGAGAGCAAAATTTTAAGTAATCCAATAGGACAGTGCGTTAGAAGTTTGCTAATGGATGGTGTCCGTTTAGGAACTAGTAGTCGCGCCTTAGGTAAATTAGATGAAATGGGTGGAGCTAATCAAGTTAGTGATTTCCATTATATAGCTAATGATATTGTACATGATCCTTCCGTACAAGATGCCTTTGTAAGTGCAGTTTTAGAGTCAAAACAATGGATTCTAAAATGTGATGGAACAATTTGTGAGTGGGTACAGGCTCAACACGCTAATTTAGAAGAAAATTGCAGTAAGTTACCAACGCATGATAAAGACAAGTTTTTATTAGAACAAGTTTTATCATTCATTAATGCTTTAAAGAATGTATAAGAAGAATATTTCCGAAAAAATGATAAAAAGTAACACAATTGGAGTAAATAATTAATGAAATATGGAGTGTCTACATGAACGATAAGAGATTTTTATTAGAATTCATTAAAAATTTAAGTGAACGAGATTACGCTAAGGCTGATTCTTCTTTGCAATCTGCTATAAACGAAAAGATTAAGGCTCGTATCAAAAATAATTTGAAAAAGCCTAATGCTTGTGCATTAAATGGTGACAAATAATTTAGGAGTAAATATATGAAGGGCAAAATACAAGAAGTATTAGAGAAGATAGGCGGAGATGCCTTGACTGTAGAGTCAAAACAGGCAATTGCCGAAGCTTTTGATGTTGCAGTAGAAGCAAAAGCGCAAGAAAGAATTGATTTAGAGGTTCAGAATGCTCTTACACAATTAGATGAAGACCACTCTGCTAAGTTAACCAAGCTTTTAGAAGCAGTTGACACAGATCACACAAATAAGTTGGTATCTGTTGTTAAGAAGATTGATGAAGACCATTCCAACAAGTTAAAGACTATTATTAAGCGCTATAATGGTATTATTAAGGAAGAGGCAGCTAAGTTCCGTGATGCTTTCGTTGATGAAATTAGTAATTATTTGGAACTTTACATTGACCGTGCTATTCCAGCTCGTCAAATTGCTGAAGCAACTGAAAATACACAAGCACGTAGAATGTTAGAGCAAGTTAAGAAGATCGTATCAGTAGATAAGGCCTTTATTAATGAAAACGTTCGTGAAGCGCTACAAGATGGTAAACAGACTATTGATGATTTGCGCAACGAGTTAAACAAAACTATTAAAGAGAATGTTGAAATCAACAAGAAATTTAATATGGCTCATACAGCACTAATTTTGGAAAAGAACACCAGTTCATTCCCAAACGAGAAGAGAAACTTTGTAATGAGAGTTCTTAAAGATAAGAACCCTGAATATGTTAAAGAAAACTTTAACTACGTAGTTGAGATGTATAAGAGAGAAGAGGACGATGGCCGCGAGGTTATTAAAGAGGAAGCGCAACAACATGCCGTTACAAACAAAGTTGCAACTCCCAAATTAGTTCTTGAATCAATTGGCGAAAATGCAACATCTGAGACAGATAATTCTGTAAACGGTTATTTGGATGCACTAAGTCGTGTCGACTTGGGCAATAGAAAATAAATTTAAGAAGGAAATAAATAAAAATGAGTAGAGTAATAAAAAATAGTCCGGCTTATATAGATCAAGATCGCGCAGGAGCACTTCTAGAGAAGTGGGATCCTATTTTGAGCTATGAGTCAAAGAATGTCCCAGCAATTGAAGATGAGCAGTCTCGTCTTAACACCGCAATTCTTTTGGAAAACCAAGAGAGATGGTGCTTACGTGAATCTGGCAATGTCGCTGGTGGCGCAGGCGTGTTCGGTTACGGCCCAACACCTTTAACTACTAACGGTCAAACCGGTGGTAGCGTAGGTAATGTAGACTCTTATGCAACAGGCGATGCCCGTTTGCCTAAGGTTTTAATTCCCATGATTCGTCGTACCTTCCCTGAGCTTATCACTAACGAAATCGTTGGTGTTCAGCCTATGAGTGGTCCTGTCGGATTGGTATTCGCATTACGTTATCGTTATGAAGATACCGCATTGGGTGCAGGTCAACCTTGCAGTGATAGCGCCTGGGATACATCCGCATGTATGCCTAACGCATCAGCAAATTGGGCCCGTAGCCAGTCTGATGGTAAGGAAATGGGATATAACTATCTTAACACAGCTTACACAGGTGCATCAAGTGCCTCATTAAGCGGTTTAAGTGGTGTATTTGATATGATGACCGAAGATCAAGGTGTCGCACAGATGCTACAGAACTTCGAGTTCACACATAACATTCCTCAGGTTGTTATCAGTTTCGAAAAGACAGCTGTTGAAGCTGGTACTCGTAGACTAGCAGCCCGTTGGAGCGTCGAGTTAGAGCAGGATCTAAAGAACATGAACGGTATTGATATCGACAACGAAATCACTAACGCCATGAGCTATGAAATCCAAGCTGAAATCGATCGCGAAATGGTTATGCGTATGTGCCAAGCAGCTCTAAATGCAGGTATTAACGAAGGTTATAGCATTTGGAACGCAGCTTCAGCAGACGGTCGTTGGATGGGTGAGCGTAATCGTGACTTCTATGCCAAGGTTATTGTCGAAGCCAACCGCGTTGCCGTACGTAATCGTCGTGGAGCAGCAAACTTCATAATCGCAACACCTCGCGTGTGCGCAATTATGGAAATGCTTCCTGAATTCAAGATCATGCCTATGAACAGCTCCGTTAACTCCGGTAGCGTTGGCGTAGCCAAGGTCGGTAATCTAGGCGGTCGTTTCACAGTTTACCGTGATACACGTACCGATTCCCAGTATCTACGTTCTGTAGACGTCGCTGCAAAGCGCCCTGTCTTGGAATATTGCTTACTAGGCTATAAGGGTTCCGAGTATTATGATACTGGTATCGTATATGCTCCTTATGTTCCAGTAATGGTTCAGCGTACAATTGGTCCTAATGACTTCGCACCACGCGTAGGCATCATGACCCGTTATGGCGTAGTTGACCACTTGTTTGGCAGCAAATTGTACTACCACATCATCATCATCAAGGGCTTACGTGAACAAGGCGATTCCCCATGGAGTCCTATCACACGTAATGTCAATTACATGTAAGATTCGTTGTAAATCAACAAAAAGAAGAGGTTCGAAAGAACCTCTTTTTTATTTGCTTAAATTTAGGATTATTATATAATATATGTATGAGTGTTAAACCAAATTGGGACAAATATTTTATGGGGATGGCCGAACAAGCATCCACACGTTCTATTGATCCTCATTACAAAGTGGGTGCCGTTATTGTCTCAAAGGATAATAGAATTTTAAGTACAGGTTATAATGGGTTTCCTTCAGGTTGGGACGAAAAGAGTTTAGATTGGAATAATAAGGAAGAGCTTCGTCCTTATATAGTTCATGCAGAAATGAATGCCCTTATATACAGTCGTTGTTGCCTAAAGAAAGCAAAGATATATAGTACACTGTGTCCTTGTGTATCTTGTGTATTGTTATTGGGCGCTGCAGGTATAAAAAAGATCTATTATAGACAAGAATATAAGCACGATAAAAAAGTTCGTCTATTTTGCAAAAAACTAGGGATTAGCATCAAAAAAATAACATAAGCGCCATAAATACTTATACAAGGATTTATAAGATTATGGCAACAACGACAACGACTACGACTGTAGCTCCCACAACAACCACCACAAGTGCTCCTACGACCACAACAACTACAACTACAACCACTCTGGCACCTACAACCACAACTAGTACTACAACGGTTGCCCCTACGACCACTACAACCACTACAACTACGAGCACAACTACGACTACTAGCACAACACCTGGTCCAACGACTACAACAACCACGAGTACTACCACAACAACACCTATTCCTATTCCATCAAAATCTTTTTTAAGTAGAGCACTTCCAAGCCCTAATTTTAAGATGAATAAGGGGCCACGTGGACAATTAGCTGTTGAAAGACAATTAAATCGTAAACGCAGATAACCAATATACGTGCATAAATAAATTTGCGAATAATTATTAGTATATGAATAAACTATTAACTATTGGCATGGCAACTTATGATGATTATGATGGTGTATTCTTTTCGATACAATCGCTTAGAATGCACCATGATTTATGTAATACGGATCAAATTGAATATATTGTTGTAGATAATAATCCCACAAGTCCAAGTGGGCAAGCAACTAAGAAATTTGTTGAAGGAATTAAAGGAAAATATATTCCTTATACAGAAAAGGTATCCTCTTTTAACAAATACCTAATTCCTAATTATGCAAATGGAAAATATGTTCTAATAATGGACAGTCATGTTCTTTTAGAAAGAAATTCTATTGATAGTCTCCTTCAATATTATAAAGATAATCCTAATTGTAGGGACCTAGTACAAGGACCACTTGTATATAATGATTTAAAACACATATCTACACATTTTGATACAGTTTGGCGTGGAGATATGTATGGTATTTGGGCAACAAACAAAGAAGCTAATGAAAAGGGACTACCTTTTGAAATTCCTATGCAAGGAATGGGACTATTATCCTTTGAAAGGGAGTTTTGGCCTGGAATCCACCCCAATTTCTTTGGATTTGGTGCTGAAGAAGGATATATTTCTGAGAAATTTAGACAAAATGGCGGAAAAAACATTTGTCTTCCACAATTAAGATGGATGCATCGCTTTGATAGACCCGCTGGTGTCAAATTTAGACTAGCACTTGAGGATAGAGTATGGAATTATTTCATAGGATGGTTGGAATTATATAAAGATCCTGAAGATCAACGCATAAAAGACATATATAATCATTTTAAAGACAAAATACCAGCAGGTCGTATAGACAGTATATTAGAAAAAGCAATTAAAGGTGAAAAAACATGGCAATAGAACATTATGATGACAAATTTTTTAAAGTAAGAAAAGGATATATGGGACGAGTTCCTATTATGTGCCAGGGTATTGTTGATATATGGAAACCAAAGACATTATTAGACTTAGGAGCAGCTATTGGTGATACAGTTCAAGGATATATTGATCGAGGCGTAGATGCCAAAGGTATTGAAGGTAGTGATAGTTGTCTTCCTTATCTTATTTGTGCACCTGAGAAAATGCTTATACAAGATTTGTCTAAACCATTAGATCCTATGCCTGAAAAGGTAGATGTTGTAACTTGTTTTGAAGTTATTGAACATATTGAACCTGAGTTTATAGATATTATGATGGATAACATAACTCGGCTTTCAGATATTCTAGTTATTAGTATTTGTTGTTATGGTCCCACCACAAAAATACATCCTAGTATAAAACCTGAAGAATTTTGGTTAGAAGAGTTTATTAAACGTGGATTTGAGAGAAAACCTGAAAAAGAAGAACAACTTAAACAGATATGGAAGCCTATAGAACATAAAGCGGGCATAAAAGAACCTTACAAGAATTTAATGGTATGGGAGCGCAAGAATAATGTCTAAATTATCGGTAATAATACCATTTTGTAACGAACATCCTCAGGTTCTTTTTACTATACAGAATATTGCACAGGAATTAAGAGATAGAGCTGATTTTGAGATAATTGCTGTCAATAATTATTGTGATGATGTAGCAAAACAGGGACGAATAGAAGATGATGCAGGAAATGCTATTAAATCCAGTGTTCCTGGTAATAAATGGTTAAAGTATCTTACTTATACTGATAAACTTTCACATTGGCAATCAAAGAACCTAGCAGTTAAAAATTCTACTGGAGATATTTTAGTTTTCATAGATGCCCATTGTATAGTAGCAAGAGATGCCCTATTTAAGATGTTTGATTATTATAGTCAACATCATGAAGAATTAAATGGAACTATACACCTTCCATTGACCTATAAAATATTAGAATCCCGAAAACTTATTTATAAACTCCAAACAGATATAGATAAAGGAATAGTTCATTATACTTTCACGGGTTATAGAGATAGTGATGTTCCTTATGAAGTTTCTTGTATGTCTTCTTGTGGTTCTATGATGACTCGTAAGATTTATGACCAAATAAATGGATGGCCAACAGAATTAGGGATATATGGCGGCGGCGAAAATTATTTAAACTTTGTATTAGCCATTTTGGGTAAAAAGAAATGGATTATGCCTGGTGGTGCCCTTCATCATCATGGTGACAAAAGAGGGTATAATTGGAATGCCACCGATTTCATTAGAAACAGAACTATTGCATCATATATGTATGGTGATCAAGAATTGGCACGAAAATATATAGATAATTCAAAAGGAGATAAACAAATATTGGATAACATATACAATGAGGTTATAATAAAGTGTCAATCACATAGAAATATTATAAAAGCGCAACAAGTAATAAATATTGAAGATTGGTTAAAAAATCATATATGATTGGGTAAATAATATAGAAGGATAAAATAATTTTATGGCAACAACTACAACTACATCTACAACAAGTACTACAGTAGCCCCAACAACGACTACTACAACCACTTTGGCTCCAACGACTACAACCACTGTAGCCCCAACGACTACAACCACTGTAGCCCCAACGACTACTACAACCCCAGCTCCAACAACGACTACTACTACCCCAAGTGGAACAACTACAACTATTGATCCATGGGATGAAATAGTTGCAAATGGATATACTAAGAGAGAGTATGCTTCGTCATTAGAGTACGAAGGTCGTTCTTAAACATCTATAACGTCGATACACTCGGCAGACTGGGCTTGGAGTAATGTATTAGCATTATTGACCAAGCCCTTTATTATTTCCTCTCGGGTGGCAATTAATACATTTGTTTGATGGGTAGGGGGAAGTACCCTTTGAAGATCCATCTGCTTAATTTCTTTAGCAGCTTTAGTCTTCTTGTTTTGTAGGTTAATCTTATTAACCGTATTTAAAGAATCATTTACAGCTCTTATCAAACTAGAGAATGATTCTATCTCTTCTGCATCATAGCTTTGAGAAACAACGTCCTTTAAGGACTCAACTGACATTAGTCCCAATTGGACTAGTTTGGCAGCATTCTGCAATACATATTTGTTGACATCATCATCTTCCAATTCAGGGAGAGGAGGAGGTGGTGGTGGAGTGAACGGAGCTTTCTGCTTTTCGTTCTTCAATTCTTTCAATAAATCATCTAGTTCATCTGTCATATAATACTATTTACCTCCGTTGCTTTATTATGCAATTATGATACTATAGATATAGGAGTTTAATCAATGAAATTAAAACAAATAAGAACCTTGAAATTAAAGGAATATATAGTAAAATTAGAACAAGAAGAAAACGAGTTATTACTTGAGATGGGCCGTAAAGGAATAGTACAAGATGATAATGAATGCATCAATTACGCCATCAAAATGCTAATAGAGAAACATATGTATGATGGAGATAGTATGTCGGATTTCTTAAAAGATAGAAGCGAAATGCAGGAGCAATTAAATGAGACACGTTAAAGTAAATGTAGAGGGATATGGTACGTTTGAAATCAATGCAGACTCTATTGGTGAGTTAATGAGCTGGTTAGCTCGTAATCGTGCAGTTGCAATTAGGCAAGATAATGTCGTTAGGGAAGTCAAAGACAATCAGTTCACTGGTAGAACATTAATTTCGGAATAATATACTTGATAAAATTTATTTTAATGATCAGTCATTTTATTTAGAAAGAAAATATAAAAAATATAAACAACAGTTAACTGAAAGGAACATTAATGAAAGTAAAGTTTTATAAACGCCACCCAAATGCACAATTACCTAAAAGAAATCATGGTAATGTAAATGTATTAGGCACAGGAGATACAGGATATGATGTATATGCAATTGAAAATTGCAACATACCCCCTAATGGATCGACCATAGTTGAAACTGGTATAGATGTTGCATATATAGAACCGGGTTATTGGTTTTTAATAGCGCCCCGATCAGGCTTGGGATTTAAACATAGTTTACAACCCCATTTAGGAACTGTAGATAATCCTTATAGGGGTAATTGTAGTGTTAAATTGTATAATTTTTCTAATAATCAATATAATGTAGCAAAAGGTGATAGAATAGCACAATTAATATTTTTTCCTTTAATTGAGGCGGATATAGAATGGACCGAAACCGTCGAAGCAACACATCGTGGAGACAAGAACCTAGGTAGTAGTGGGAAATAGCGTATAACGCAGGATAACAAGCAATATGAATGATATATTTGATGGTGTCTGGGTTCTTAAATATAGTCCTAAAACCTTGGATGACTTAATTGTCAGTAAGGAGAATAGGGAGTTCTTAAAGAGCATTAAAAACAAGCAAGAAGTCCCCAATTTAATGCTTTATGGTAGTCCTGGTATTGGTAAGACTCTTGCCACTAAGATTATAGCAACAGACTTGTTAGATTGCCAGTATTTATACATTAATGCATCTGAAGAGAATGGTATTAATGACATTAGAAGTAAGGTTATGACCTTTGCTCAAACACGCTCAATAGATGGTAAGTTAAAGTTAGTTATATTTGATGAAGCTGATGGACTTACACACCAATCACAAGATGCACTTCGTAATATTATGGAAGAGTATCTTGGAACAACACGATTCTTATTGACTTGTAATTATATGTCTAAGGTTCGTCCTGCATTACATAGTAGATGCCAAGAATTTGATATGACACCTCCATTTGATGATGTCTTATCACGTTGTGTTAAGATTCTAAAGGCAGAAGGGGTAACAGTTGCTGATGAACAAAAGGCTAAGTTAGTTGATTTAATTAAACGAACTTATCCAGATATTCGTAAATGTATTAATCGTCTCCAGAAGAACGTTGTTAATGGTGAATTAGTCATTCAAGATCTTAACAATGCAGATACCTTTACATATGACATATTAGATATGTTAAAGTCAAAGAAATCTCCTATGGAAATTAGAAGTAAGATCATAGAAAATGAGATGAACTTTAATAATGACTATCATCTTTTATTAAGATCATTATTTGATCAAGTCTATAGTGATGATATGCCTTTTGATAAGAAGAGGGTAGCAATAATGTATCTTTGTGAAGGTATGTATAGACACAATCAAGTTCTAGATGCAGAAATTAATGCATTTAGTTGTATTGTTCAACTATCAGAATTATTAGGCTACAAGTAATAACTTATCGGTTACGTGGTTGTCCACCAACTGATTGATAACGGGATCTTTGTCCACTACCGGAATTGTATCTACTGTTATTACCACGGTTTCCGCTTGTAGATCTATATACTCTATCACCAAGACCTTGACCAGCAGCACCTACAATATTACCAACAGCACCACCTATTGAATTAGCCAATCCATTACCGGCTCCTTCAGCTGTATTCAAACCTGTGTTCTGTAATATGTTTCCTAATTGACCACCGAAGTTTTGTGAACCACCGCTCCATGTTTGTGATTGAGTACGGGGTGAGGATCTCATTGGATCAACATAGTTTTGATCATTAGGATTTTCAGACTGTTGCGGATAAGATTGTGGACCTTGTTGATAAGGTTGCATTTGTTGAGGCTGTTGCCATTGGCTTTGTGCATAGGCATTATAACCTGCATCTCTATCATTTCTTCTATTATATCTATCATTATCCTGTTGATCTAATCTTCTTTGTGTATTATATTGATCATTATCCATCTGTTGACGTCTAAGGTCCATTAATGCAGCAAAACGTTGATCATCAGGACGTCTTTCTTGTTGTTTCATTACGCCTTGTGCAGTTTGTGGATCATGTTCTTGATAACCCTGTCGATCAGTATATCCACCCGGTTCATCTATGCCTGGTTCATTTGCAAAAGCTTCTTGTTCCTCAGGTGACCATGTAGTTTCAGTTGGAGTGGTTGGAGCAACTGTTGTTTCAGTTGGAGTAGATGGAGCTTCAGTTGTAGCGGTTGCATCTGTAGGGGCCATTGTTACCTCAGTTGGAGTAATTGGAGCTACTGTTGTTGCAGCCGCCGGAGTACCTGCAGGTTTTACAACTGCTTGGATTCTAGGTATTACACCTTGTATCTGTTCAGGAGTTGCATTAGGATAAACTCTCTTAATTGCAGCCTCCAAAGCAGTAGGATCAGCAGTAGTTACATCTATACCTAACCTTTTTGATATAGATTCGGGGGTTGCCTTAGTTGGAGTACCCACAACAGGTTTTGCACCTTCAACAGTACCCGATTCATTTAAAATATTAGAATAAGCTTCAGACAACATTTTTTCATCACTAACTCTTACACTATCATTAAGCTTTTTAGGTTTTGTAACTCCTTTAGTATTACCACCACCAGGCTTATTATCGTCCCATTTATTAGCATTAGCTAATTTGGTGTTTTTAGTTGCAAGATTCAAATCCTTAGACATTCTCATATAATCATCAGCACCCATGTCACCTTTAGCATTACCATCTTTGTCAAACTCTGTTGGATCGGGACTCATTCTCTTTAAACTATCTGGAACTTCTTCATAAAAATCATTATCAATGTATTCTACAACATCCATAGGGATAGTAGTAGGATTAACCCAGTTTGCAGGACTAATTTCTTGAACAACATCAAGAAATGCACCAGTTGGATTATCTGGACTACCAACAACACTAAAGGAAGTATCAGGATATGTGGTTTTAACAGCGCAAATGCGAAGATTAACATCGCTATCCATAAAGTCTTTTATTCTTTGTTTATATTGTTCTGACATACCCTTAATATATTCATTATTAAGAGCACCTTTTTTAATTTTGACATGATCCCCAATTAAAAATCCACCTTGTTGGAATCTATTAAGAGCGGCTTCAGCTAAAACTTCATATCTACCGGAAAATTTATTCATATTACACCTTTATATTATTTACCCTATAATTGTACTTATTATGGATAATTGAGCAGCAAATTTAATCCGCACACATAAATATTTACATATGAATGCTCTTAAATTCGACAATTTAAAAAAACCAAGACCAAAAGGTAATGTATTTTCTGATTATACTTATGTGGACATACATTTAGATTTAGAGTATGACCGAAATGGCCCCATTATAAATAAAGAAGATGAATCAACTAATAGAGACTTACGTATTAGTCCAGATGAACATGCAATTAAAAATAGTTTAGTCAATTTATTTAATACGCGCCCCGGACAACGTATATTGTTGCCAGAATATGGAACAGATCTTATGGGCATGCTATTTGAGAGTGTTTCCCAATTTAAAGGTAAGGCACTTGGCAATCATATTTTATATGCTATAGAAAAATGGGAAAAACGTGTGACAGTAATTAAGGTAAAGGTAATAGCCCAGCCTGAAGAACACCAATATAGTTTGGTAATTGCAGTATCTATTCCTTCATTAGGTAACAAACAAACTAATTTAACAGGGGTAATTACTAATGAAGGCTTTAGTGAAACTAATAGCAGTGAGTATATATAAGAGGTAAAAAAATGGCAGAATTTTCAATACCAAGGGATGGATATTTGTGTTTTGATTCATTCACTATTAAACAACACATTAAAAATGCATTGAATAAAGGCGGAGTCTTTACAGATCAAAATTATGAAGGTAGTTACATATCTACTATTATTGATATAGTAGCATACACGTTCCATGTCTTAATGTTCTATTTGAATAAGACCAGCACAGAAACTATGTTTACTGAAGCTCAGTTATATGAAAATATTAACCGCATTGTAAAAATGTTAGATTATAAGCCATTAGGATATTTTACATCCATTTTATCATTTGAATTGGGTGCCAATATTGAAATTCCTATTGGTCCTCATACAATTCCAAGATATTCATATTTAATGGCTAATGGTATTCCATTTACCTTTGCAGAAGATATAACATTTGTCAAATCAACTGATGAATATGAAATGCTTGAAGATATATCAAAAAGTAAATTACTGTATCAAGGTATTTGGAGAGAATATCCTGTATATACTGCAATTGGTGATTTAAACGAAATAGTATATTTAACACCTGGAAAAAATGTTTCAATTGATCATTATAATATTGATGTGTATGTAAAATCAGCTAGTACAAATAAATGGGTTAAGTGGGATAGAGCCATGTCATTATATTTAGAAAATGGTTATTCAACAAAATATGAAATACGTTATAATGAGGCTAAACAATATGAAGTCAAATTTGGTAATAATGTAAATGGACTGAAATTAGAAGCTGGAGATCAAATTGCCATATATTATTTGGAAACAAAACTAAAAGATGGTGAAGTCGGCGTAGATGCTATTCGCAATAAGAAAATGAAAACATTTAAGGCTGAACAATTTTTAGAAATTATGGCAGATATAAATGAAGACCAAAATTTATCGTTTGCTAATGACAGTATATTGTACAATTTAGATTTTAGCAATAGTGGTATTTCTACTTATTCTTCACCTGAAGAAGATGTTGATACTATTAGGCAAAATGCACCAGGTGTATTTAGATCACAATATAGATTAGTAACACAAGCGGATTATAATACCTTTATTACCACAAACTTTTCAAGATTTGTTCATGATGTTCAAATATTTAATAATTGGTCATATTTATCAGAGTATTTGAAGTATTATTATGAATTAGGATTACCCGATCCTAATAATTTGTCACGTGTATTATATAATCAGATCAATTTCGCTGATGCATGTAATTTCAATAATGTATATGCATTCATAGTTCCAAAAACTATTTCTGATTCTATTGGTATTGAATATTTAAGCCCTGCCAATAAACAATTAATGATTAGTACTATGGATAACATCAAAACAATGACATCAGAAATTATAATAATGGATCCTGTTTATATGTCTTATAGTGTATGCGCACCTAAAGCAAATCCAACATTAGAAGATGCAGATAATACTATAATTGAAATTCTTAAAGATCCTACATCAAAAAGAGATGATGAAAGTATCATACAGGATGTTATATTAGTATTTGAAGATTATTTTAGAAGAGAAAATGTTAGTCTTGGGCAAACTATAAATGTTATCCAAATGACAGCAGATATTTTAAGTATACCTGGCGTTAAGAAAATATTCACTAAGTTTAAAGATGGAACAGGGTTCGAAGGATTGTCCTTGTTACAATGGAATACGGTTTATCCCGAAGCAGACATGGAAGTTATATTTAGTAACAGAACATTGAGTAACTTTATGTTCCCAGTATTTAATGATTCAACAATAGATACAGGAAAAATAGTAATAACATCAGGTAGTGAAAAAGATTATCAAACAATTGAATACTAATGAATATAACATTTAATACATATCCAACAACTACAATGCCTAGTGTTTGTGCTGGGCCTTTTACGGTTTCATTTAGTGCAAGACCTATAGCGTGTTGTGCTGAATATGAATTATCTTTATGTGCATATGATTCAAATTCATACTCACATTATAGTGTTCAAGATGAAGATAGGTTGTATTTGATTCCTCGTTGGAGATTTTTAGATACAGATTTTAATATAGTTTCAAGTCTTCCAATATCCACAGTTTCTGGTGTTGATGGAATTTCAGGAACAGCAAGTTTTTGGTATATTGATGATATGCCTGCTCCTGATATCAAAATAAATGTAGAAGTAAGGAATATAATAAATTATCCTGTATCATCTTGTAATATAAGTGCTATAATGGGTACCACATCAGCATCTGATATGATATCATTATCAGTAGGAGAGTGGACACCACAATTAGTAAAATATACAAGTGATGGAATATCGGATATTAGTGCTAAATGGACTGAACATCCTATTAAATGGTATGCAACGTTACACCAAGAACTTTCAGGTCCTATAATTTTTAGTTATTCATATAATCTAACAAGTGATTTAGTTTCAGTTAGTTCAGAATTTTGTCCATTAACAGCTGAAGTTTTATCATTTGATAAAAGTGGTAATTATGGTTGGATAGATGGAAGTTGTATAACTGATTTATCATCATTGAACGCATCAATAACTGGTAATGCAATTCTAACTAATTTGACATCTATTACTGGAACTAGCAATGAATTTAAAATTAGACCATTTGAACAACCATTTGAAATAAGAAGACTAAATGAAAGTTGGGATGCAACTAAGAGTATTAAATCCTATGCAATAGGTCCTCATATGAATATTAAGTATTCGTTATGGGATGAATTTGTTGGACATAGCGTTGGTCAGGCGGTTCCTGGACAACAATTAGGAAGAAAATCATATGAACGCATTGCAAATTTCCCTGCTAATCATATAGATATAGACCAATCTAACGTTAAACAGTTATATTCATTGGCACAATATTTAGATGTTCCTATTGATGAGTATGATTTGAATTATCCACCCGAATTACAGCGTCTATTGGATATTGGTTCTGTAAGTCATAGTAAACTATGGGGTGAAATTGTAAAATGTAATTTGAACATTACAGATGATCAAATATGTCCTCGTTGCGGATATAGACATACTAATTTAGGTGAACAAATATCAGATCCTTTTACTTATACTGTAACGGCCGGTGTTCCTTTTATTCAACATGATAAATTTAATTTAAGTCCAGATGGATGGACAATAGAATATCCACCAATGTTTATACGTATACCATGGGAAATTGTTAATATTAATGGACTTAGGGGAACCCCCGCTACTTTATCTACAAGTGATAATGGTCAATATATAATACTATGTAATGGAACTGGTGTATTTGCCAATCACTATATGAGTAATGATTATGGAGAAACTTGGAGTAATGTTACAGCAGGTGGATATATTGCATCTGTAAATGTTAGCCCATCAGGAAAATATATGACACTTGCATATCAATCTACCACCATAAAATATTCTGATGATTATGGTGACACATGGTCAACATTAAGCCTTCCATATTATAATGTTCACTTCGGTGCAATTAATAATGTTCAAATAAATGATGCAGGTGATATGATAGAACATTGTCATGATGCAAGTTCTAGTCATCAATATGTGTATTATAAATCACATGAACAATCCACATGGCCATCCAGATTACAACATTTTGCAATAGAATATATGCCAATTGGATGGTCACCAAGCCCATCGTTTAATTATTATGCATTTAGCAATGCTAATCTTTCTCACAGCAATTTAACAATATATGATTTAGAAAATAACATTATATCATCTTCTAGATATGTATTACCTGTTGGTGCAGAAATATTAAATATGTCTGATGATAAAAGAGTATATATATTTGATAGACCCAATTCAAAATTATATTATATAGATGAAAATGAAACCATTTTACATCAGATAACAATATCACCAGAAATAACAAATATAGATAAGATAAAGATAGACTATACAGGACAAATTATAGTGATTATTACTAATACACAAGAATTGTGGAATAGTTATGATGGTGGAACTACATACGTAAAATTTGTTCCTTCAATAACATTTAATCATATTATAGATATGAGTGAATCTGGAGAAACACAGCTTATTCATGCTGATGTAACTAGGTTGCTTAGAAAAACAGATCGATTTGAACAATTTTTTACAATAAATCATGAATTCAGTATGTTATGTAATACTGATGACTCTACATATGAATTCGTATCATCATATCCAATGACCACATTAACAGCATATGATATAGATTTATGTAGTTACTATGATTATTATGAATACATTAATGATTATCCACGTTTAGAAACATGTAAACCATTAGCTAGTGCATATATTCAAGCAGCTGGAGTCATTAATAGAAACGATGAATATAATACCTTAGATGTTTATGCAGTTTCATCTATAGAGGATTGGTTTGGAGATGATGGAAAGCTTCAAGAAGCAATAGAATATGAATTGTTAAGGGGTTTACAGTTAAATAGTCAAACATGCAACGTAAGTAGTTAAATATGGCAAAAATTTTATCAAAATATGTTAATTTACCAGATACAAGTCAAGAAATTGAATATGCATCTCAGAAAGATTATATTGAGGCATTATCCTATAACCCTAAATTAAAACCAAAGAATGATTTAGAGCGACCTTATTCATTTAGGGCGTGGTATGATACGAGAAGCAATATAATTCCAGGACAAGAATATGATTTGTATAATCAATATTTAACAGATTGGTATTTAGATAGAGCAGAATCGGGTATTTCTACAAATATTGATACTCAACAGGCATATTTAGATATTTTAAATCAATTACAATCATCATTTAGAGACGAATTAACACAAAAAGCACTAGATGTTAATGATCCTGCAGAGTTAATAAATGAAATACCTAAATATGCAAAAAAGATTAAAGATATTGCTAGATATTTTATTTTAAAAAGGGAATCAATCAGAAAAGCCAAGTTAAAATATAACATGGTTGGTACTAATCAAGCATTAGAAAGATTATTGTATGGATATTTATTAAAGGCATTTACTAAAAATGAAATTAATACTGCTGTTTCAACTATAGATCTACCAGAATTATCAGCTTCACAAAATCTTCAAATTGTTATTGAGGATCTATATGATGATTCGTCATATTTTGATAGGGACCCTCTTGCACCATTATCATCTTATTTTATAAACACAAATACTGTATCATCTTATTTAACTGGACACAATATAAATACAGAAGATGAATTTGAATGGTTGTATAATACAGGCGTTTCTCAGTTATGTGCAGATAATCCATTATTGTGGGTTGTAGATGATGTATTGTTACAATATAATAATGGACTACCATTATCAGCAATAGAAGACGCAACAACAGAAATTTTAAATGATTATAATAGGATTAAATTAACCCAAAAATATCTAGGAACAGATCAATATATTATATCTGGTGGATATTATATTGCTCCATCTAGTATAATTTCAATGAATATGGTATCAGGAAATAATTGGTTCTGCTGGCCAAGTGGACAAACTGTTCTAACTGTCAACAGCAGTAATTTAGTTGATTTGCCAATAAATGAAACTTCACTAGTATCTGATGGAGCAACATCAAGCTATCATTACACTTCATCGGATGTAATATTTGTAAGACATAATAATGAATTAAAGGGTGCTTGGTTACAATCACCAAGTATTAGTACCACAACAATAAACATGTCAGCCGAAATGTTAGCTTTTAATAAGACAGAATTTGTATATCCATTCCCTGGTTATGGATTAATGGGCGATGATATTGAATGGACAGGAAGACAATACAATAATTTAGATAAAACCTTTTATTTCTTAGAAAAGAATTACCAAACAGAAATTCTAAACAATTATTGGAGAGATAGATTACCCGATACTAGAATTATTTCGCCTATAAGTCTTAGTAGTACCAATTTAATAATGAATGGTGCTCATGCTGGAACTGGTGTATTAGATTCTGATATGATTATTGTTATGCTTAATTTTAGTCCCGAAGAAACATCACATAACGATACGGTTAGTGCAGCTTGGTTATATGCAAGTGGTGGAACACCTGTGTGGTGTAAGGCTATAGTAGATAGGCTTTCAACAAATGAATATAAAGGATATGATATTTGGCATGGAAATGTATTAACATTTGATCCATCTGATTTAGTATTACGCCCTGATATGCATATTCAATATTATAATAGCGGAACATCTTTTACTTGGGTACAGTCTGCTACTGAAGAAGTATATACATATGGTACACCTGAATGGAAACAGTTATCTATTAATACTATAGGTAATGTATTGAGTGTTACAGGAACAAATATAACCTCTGATATTATATTTTCTACTGAACCTAATAATCCTCAAGAAGTTAACTATTATGCAGTTAAACCTTTTCAATGGAATCAGGTAGTTTTAGATAGTACTTTAGGATTACCCCCAACTGGAGGAAATTGGGCTCCTATATTGAGTGGTGATTTAGTATTGGCAAATAAACCATATGCACATTTAACTAATAGACATTATCCAACATATGCATCTGTTCCATATATTGGTAATTTGTACTCAATAAATGAAGCAGGTGGATACATGACACCTAAAAATCTTGGAGCTAGTATTGCTTTAACACGTAATAACATTAATGTGTTAGAAACAAGAGGACAAATAGATCCTAATGCCAATATTTTTCAATCAACTGATACTTATAATAATGATTATGGTCTAACAAAAACCAATCAATATACTCCAGTATCTACTATAGAAGTAGATTCTGAATGGATAAAATCACAATTTATTGAGGGTAATAAAAAAGGAATGGTATTTAATCCTTTGACTTATCAAGAATTTATTCCATATCAGGCAAATTATGAATCTATTGGTAGAAATAAACTAGGCATATTGCAACAGCAGGATAACTACAATCAATATGAAAATATTGCTTTAAATTTGAGCGGATATAGTTTAAAACAATGGGATAATGATATATTTGGCAACCAATATGCATTATATGAAGATACTGATAGTAATAAGACATTTTGGGTTAGAAATCTACTAGGAGAATCAAATGTTGGATATATTGGACTTTCCGGTGTATATGAACATGTTGTTCCAATATATGAGAGTATAATTGGATCCAGTGTAACCAATGAAGAATTTAATAGTTTAATATTATCATTCAGAGTATTTTTTGATACAATTGAATTTGTTTTACCAGAAGCAATAGTTATGGTAAAATTAAACATTGATTTAAATAATGGTAATATATATTCTTCGGCAAATGATGTTAATACAATTAAAATTGAAAGTAATATGTTCTATATTAACCATTATTTCTTCCCTGAAGACAAGACTGTTACATTAGGCTTTTTATTATGTTGTGAAGATTATCAAATTAGACCATTGTTATATTCACTTGATTTGGAAACAAATAATCTATCAATTATATATAATAAATATTCTGATTTAACCGTATTTGATACGCTTATGTTTACCAATATAGGTGTTGTTGATTCAGCTGCTATTACATATGATAAGTTAAGATTAATATATAACGTGTCATTTGTTCATAAAAAACCTGGCATTGGGATGTATATATGTTCTATAAATATGGGGCAAATTGGTAATACATATGAAGTTTTAAGCTCTAAGATTATTGAACCGATAGCGTAGAAAAAGCTGGTTATTGGTATAAATAATTTATATGTCAGATCAATATTATCAGTTATATGCACGATTTACTAATGTTACCCCATTAACAGCTGCAAGCCCTGTTTATCCTTCAGCTTTTAATCATAAATTTGGGTTAACATGGAGTTATCCTAGCCAAACACATAGACCTATTCAATATAGGCATAATATAAAGGCAGTTCGCATATATCGCTATATTGGTAATAAAAATGAATGTATTGATCCATATACCATACCTGATCCTCCATCAGAATCTATTCCTTTTGAAGGCAATATTTCAAATTCGAGAATAATATTTAGTGCAGAACAAGTAGATGCTAGTACGGTTTCTTGTTCGGCCTTTTCATATGATGGAACAGGATATCATATAGCAACTAATGTTGTGCCAGGTACAACATTGCTATCTAATGTTACATCATATGTAGATGATCTATCTTCCTATTATAATACTGATAGGGATTTATTGATATCACACGATCTTGATAGTGGAGGTTATGATGATAAAAAACTATTAAATGAAATATATACAACTGAAAGACCTATTGTTTATCAGATAGCTACTTATATTGGTGATGTTGAAGATTTAGTTCCTTATGTAATAGCACCTTATACTACAGAAGATAAGATTGCGTGTTATTCTAGCAAGACACAAGTTCGCCATGATGTTTTAAATTACGAATTTGATATGATGTGGTCTACTCAAATTGATAGAGCAGGAAATAGTGGTAATAGTATTTCTCGTACTGCAATGGATATTGATGCACTATATAGATTAGATCAAAGAGATGTTCATAGAAGACCAATTGGCCGTGGGGGTTATGCTTGGGTATCTTGTAGAGGTGTTGGTGGCAAGATATTTAGATTTAATTTGTCAAATGGTATTCAATGTGGTATTGGTGAAAACCCAGACCAGGATAACTGGAGATATAATGAAGGTGCACCTGCAGGATTCCAAGCTCAAAATTGGGGTCACGGAATTACTGTGGATATTAATACTGGTAATTGTTGGTCTGGAGCATGCCAAGGAAGCATTTGGAGAATTACAAATTCATATCCATCAGGATTAACAACTCAAATATTACCCGGCACTAATATTGGTACATCAAGTCTTATTGTTTATAGACCAACATCATGGTATTCATCACCTGGTGGAAATTATGGTGCATGGGAAGGTTTTTTAAATGAAGTAAATTATAATGATAATGGATGCATGCATAGAGAAACGGGGTGGAGAAGATTTCGCGCCGGTGGTAGTGCAGGAACAACAGATACACCCGTAACATATCAGTCTGGGATATATGGAGCAATTAACAATAGAACAAACAAACAATGGATTTCATTTTGCATTAAAGAATTTGTAGCCACTTCTCCTATATATTTTAAAGATGGCGGTTCTATTACTATTGATGGTTGTACAGAAGAACAACATATTATAATTAAGTCAAAAGCTTATCCGTATCCTGCTATATCTTCAAGTACTTGTGGTGATCTTCAAGTAGTTAGTGATACTACATTTTGTGCTAATAACAGTTCTGCCACTGTTGATTCATGGTCTCAATATTATGATTATTATGGTTCACCTGGTGCTGTACAATGGGTAAATGTATCAACCAATAAACTCAGTAGTTTACAAATTTTAACTTCACCAGGTTGGTCCTATAGTGACACTTGGTCGGATTATAACACAAGGATTAATTTATTATCAAAACCATATTGTATAAATTTGGCACCTAATGGAAAGGTATTTACAAATAACGAACAAATATCATCATTTGATCTATCAAATAATTATAACGACGATTTTACAAGATATAATTTAAGCCGTAATGGTGAAGGTATAACAGCGGATCTATATAACTTTTATCCTAACACTGGATCTGATATAGATGACTACTATATTATATATAATGATCAAGGTAGTGGTAATATATATCAAAAAGGTATTGATGAAAGTGGCTTTGTTACTGGTACTACAAGTATTGCTGATGTTGGAGTATCTGGTGATGAATATGAAGTTAAAGCTGTGGAAATTGATGATACTAATAATGTTATTGGTTTGGGAAGTAAGCGTACTAAGATTTATAGAATGAATACTGGTACAGATTTTCCTGTTGAAGGTAATTGTCGTTATCCTAATATTGCATTAGAAGATCAAGCATTTTCAGTAACTAATACTCGTGAAATAGAATGGTTCTTAACAAGAGATCATGAGGTAATGGATGATACAACATCTAAATTATTCGACGGAAGTGAACAAACAGCCAAAAAGGCTTGGTTGAGTCTTGTAGAATTTAATCGCAGAGAGGCAGACCATGATTCTAATACTGGTGATGCAGATATTAGCATACCTGATGTAGATAGTAGAGGTTGGCATCCTTTAAATGATACTAACACCTATAAATATGGTATTAGAATTAAACCAACATATTATAATATAGATGATTCAAGTAGTACACTCATTACCAACCCAACAAACATAATCAATTTAATACGTGAATGGGCTAAAACATATGCATCACAAAGTTTTGGTGCGGGATTAGGTTATAAACAAAATAGATATGGTCGTTTATTACACCCTAATTTTGGTCGTAGTACACCATCAACTGGTTGGTATGCCGGCTCAGGTAATAATATAGTTTCTACTGGTTCTATTGAAGAGCATAACGGGTATTACAGATTAGAAAAGACAACAGATTGGGGTTATGTTGAAGCATATAACCAATTTACTGCACATAAGTCATATCCTGTTTCAGAATCCTTATATAACTATGATTTAATACATCCTAGTATATCTTTGCCAAAAATGTATCTAAAATGCACAGGTGATAGTACATTAGGATTTATAGATGACATTCCGTCATGTTATGTATGGCCATTTTATAAGGATAGTGGACTTACAATAAATACCACAATTTCTGCTTATGATAATGTTCCAGTAGACTTTACATTATATGCAAATCCAGGTTCATTTATTGTTAGGGATTGGTATTTTAATACAGATGATTATGATGAAAATAAATCTCAACCTATAATGCCATATTATACCCATTTTACAAGAATAAATGAAGCATATAATTCAAATATAACTACATATCTTACATCAACAGATGTTGAATATACTTATAACACACCTTCTATGGGTGGTAGAATATACTTAGATAATACATTTGATAATCCTTATGATACTGAACATAATGCATTACCAAGAAAAACTAAATTACCGTTACATAGAAATGGTGCATTTATTGCAACTGCTTGGACATCTGCATTAGACATATATAGTAATACAAGTGGAATATGGACTTGGTGTGCCAATAAGGTAACAACATTTAATTACCTAAATTCATGTGCAACATATAGTCCTAATTTATTAAGTCCACCTATTACGGCTGTGCCACAATTAAGTGCATCAAATAATATTGAGGTTTATGAAAGATGGCCTGAACCACGCTTTTATCAAAATGTAAATGACAGTGTAATTAATAGACAAATATATTTTAATACTCCTTCATATTTATTAAATGATCTTAGATATGATCAAGCTAATAGTTTTGTACGTTTATCAAACGCAACAGATGCTGTTAGAAAAGATGTATTAATAGGTGTTGAACCATTATCAGCTATTATTGAAGATAGATCGATTGCAAGAAGTTTTCCAATATCTTCATGGACCTTTTTAGTAACTTCTGATAATCCATTAGTTTCAAATTACAATTTAGTTGTTACACATGCTAATACACCAGGATTGAATGGAGCTATTGATACAAAGGGCGCATTTGAACCTTTGACAGCAATAACATTCCCATATGGAACTAATAACATAGCATTATCAGTTGCATCATTAAGTGCAGGTACAATATCTGATAGAGTATTTTCACAATGTGTGAACGTTAAAGAAATGCAGCCATTTGCTTGGTATGATATATTAAGTGTCCAAACTGTCTCAGCAAATTATAATGAAACAGAAGATATATCATCATATTATGTAGATGTTACAGCTGTACCTAATGCAACAGTAGCATATGTAAGTGGTTATGCTCCATATCTTAAAGTATTATTTAAGGATATGTCATTTCCTCATACTTTCCCAATATCTTCATATCATTGGGATTTTGGTGACATATATAATGAAGGATCTTCTATATATTCTCCTTCATCTAATTATTATACCTATTCAGCAACAAATATTACAGCAGGTAGTTTTGCATGGGTAGATAGAATTCCATGGTCAACTAATGTTTCTAATCTTACTGCATCTCATACATACACAATGCCTGGAAGATATACAGCTACATTAACTGTTAGGGCTAGTTCTACAGGAACATCTGATTCATATAGTAAATGGTTGTATCCTTATGATGTGCATACATATACTTGTGATGTATATGTTGAAGAAATAATGCCAAATTGTGGATATTTGGTAGGTGGATTTACACCAAGTACTATGAGTTCTGATTTAACACAAATTAGTGGACAAGGACCAATTACAGCATATTTCAGTTTATCTGAATTTATTCCTGGATCATTTTCTCCATGTCAAATAAAATGGAAATTTGATGACCATGAAGAAATAATTAGTAGATATCCAGCAACAACAGCAACTTCTCAAGGATTACCAGTAACGGTAAATCATTCTAATTTTGCTAGCACAGTAATTCCATATATAATTAATCCCGTAAATACAGCTGCCGGCCCTGTTAGAATAAGTGTATCATTAGTAATGTGCAACACCAATACATTAATGAATTGTTTCTCGGCAGTTGAAACTGGTATTATACAACCATCATATATTAAATCATTAAACTACAAGCTATTTAAGAGTAGAATTGATGAAAATGGAAACTTAATTTATATATTTGATGATGAAGGTGAAAATAATGTTTCCGATACAACTACATATACAATTATGTTAACGGGAGAAGTAAAAGGATTATGAGTGTAACCGCAATACCAGTTAGTTCATCCAATTGGGTGCCATTATCTGCATCATATAAATACGACGAATATATACAACTATATACAACACCAGTTACAACAGCTGATGGATATAGTGTATTTGAACAAGACATTTTAAAGGGGCCAAAAGACAATAGTATAAACAAAAGTACTATAATGCATGTCCCATCCTCATCATTTTTATTAGATTTTCTATATGATAAAGGTAAACCTAATTTAGATGTTGGTGATTATGTAACAGTTGTGGTTGATATAAGTGGAACACCATATTATATGGCAACCGAAAATGAATATTTAAAATTAAGCACAAGCACTACTTCGGCATTGTATTTAAAAATTCGGGTTAATGATGATAAATCATTATCTTTCTTAACTGAAAAAAATAAGTTGATAACTGTTGCAAGTAATGAACCGTTAAATTTGTATTTGGATGAACCTTTGCCAACATCTGAAAGTTACAGACAAAAATTTGGATATATAATTTACGATATTAATTCGGTAGCATTCTATACAACAGCAACATCTAATCAAAGATTTTGGGCTTACCGAATTGATGGCCCTAATGCTTATATGGTTCGTGCAAATGGCTATATCGCATCTGGTGAATCAGCCCCAACTAACAATTATATATTTAATATCCATAATTTTGAAGATTATATAAGATATAATAATGCAGGACTAGTAATTGATCATCATTTGGTAAAATATCATAATAATGTAGATGATAAGTTAGATAATAAAAATGTCAATATTAATGAAAAGACTAAGATATCTGTACAGCATTTAATTGATAATCCATACCATGAAACTGTTGGTAATGAAACAAGTATTAATATTGCCAACTTAAAATCTATAATGACTGGTGAATATAATTATAAGAATGAAGATATTTCATTAAGAGATTATAATAAAATATTTTCGGGTGCAAATGAAGATGGCGGAAAAGAAAAGATATCGTTGTCTTATGAAGTTACATCAAAACAATTAGTATTATATACGGATGTTCATAATATATTCACATATCCAACATATGCAATATCAATGCCACTATCGGATACTTCTTTAATTGACGATGGTGCTTTTGGTGGTACTTACCCACAAGCTTCTGATAGAATAAAATATGCCAATACTTGTATTCCATTAGATGAATACTCAATGAAGGATCCATTTGGTGTATATTTAACAACTTGGTTATACAAGTCAGAATTAAACTCTGAATCTGATCCAGTTTGGATAGATAGATGGTATAATCCTGGTTATCTTTCCGAAAAAGAGGCATTTTTAGAACCATATGGATCAGGACATTCTGGAATAAAGGATTCAACATCAAGGTTCTATTTGTTGACAGGTACAGAGTATGATTATTTTCATTATGGTAATTATACCAACAATAATGTATTAACGGCGTATGATAATTCATTAGAACTTCATTTTGAAAATTGGAACGAACCAGGTGTTCAATTAGTAAATGCAGAAATAAAAAACGATAGTCATTTAATTGTTAATAGAGATATACCTGTAATTGAAAAACCATATAATGAATCAATTATTGCTAATGAGACAAAACCTCGTGTAATTAATAAGGTTAGAGAAGATGGTATATTAGATATTACAAATAATGCAGCATATGGTAATATAAGTTACACATCAGCAACTGAGCTTGACAATAATTTTTCATTCTCCACATGGTTTAAGACAAATGACTGGAAAAATGGTAATTATCATCATTTAGTAAGTAACGGATTTAGAAGCGGTTGGAATTTGAAACTTAATAATGGGTTTTATAATCCATTATTAACATTTATGACAAATACTAGTGGAATAGTTGTATATAACGTTGAAGGAAAATTGGTTTACAATTATAGTTTAAATCTATATGCAATAAGTTCATATGCAACTGATGAAAATCTTTATACCTACATTTTAGGACGTGAAACAAATGTTTCTGATCCAACAATATTTAAATTAGATTTAACAACCGGCACAGTAGTGGATTCCGTAACAGCTAACCTTACTGACGAAAAAATACTTTTTAATAATGTAGGCGTTGTATCGGGGGTTCTAAATACCAATGATTTTGATTTAAGTGGTAATTTATCAGCATGTAGTTATCCGTTTGATTTTGATAATTATGGTAATAAATGGGAAGCACGTGGACCTGCTGGCATATTTAGAAATGATACATTAATATATGATGTTAGTGCTTTAGATATAATATGTTCTCATGATGATAGAATATGGACTATAGTATATAAAAATAATACATATAATCTTTATATCTATGATGTATCCCAAATAGATATAATTTTAACAAACCCAGTATTGACACTTAACAATACATTAGATTATGAAAATGTATTGCCAATTAGTGGTGTCAATAATATTTTATTTGATTTGGTATATGTAAATAATGAAACTATAGCCTATATAATTGATTTAGATCTTAATCATATATATAGAACAGATCTAAACGGAAAAGTAGTGTTCACGGATAATTTTTACAATCCTAATAGTGATACATTTATAAAAAATTCATTCTCAACATATAAATGGAATAGAAAATTCAATTACATTAAGAATAACAGAAACACTATAGTTGAATTAAAAGTAGCAGAAAAAGACATAAATGACAATGTCACTATTAATACCTTACAATATAATACATCAGGATTACTTGTAGATAATGCATGGCATCATTTTGCAGTTACTATGGGAAATAGTGCTATTAACTTATATGTTGATACTGTTAATGTAGGACAATTGAGTTGTAATAGCATATATCATATATATGAAACCCCAATATTGTTAGGAACTCGAGTAAGTAAAACAAATATATTGACATCAGTGTTAAAGAATGATTACTATGATTATTTTAGAGGCTATGCAGATGATTTTAGATTGTATAACAAAACAATATCTCAATCTGATATTGAACACATATATACCGATAAGTTTAGATACAAGGATTTAATATTTAATGTATCAACCATTTCTTTATATTATATAGAAGAAATTGACAGATTCTTTAAGTTTAAACTTCCAGGATCAAAATCACCATATTATAACATTAAGATTTCGGGGCTAGGGGTAGTAAATTCTGATACGAAGGCCATTATTGAATCAATTATCAAGAATTCTGTAAAATACATAGCTCCTGCATATTCTGAATTATACAGAATAATATGGGTGGAATAGCCGGCTTATAATATAAATAATTAAAGAAGAATTATATGCCACTACCCAATTTATCATCATTAGCAAGCAACGTTACAGCTATTCCAGCCATTACGGCATTTGATAATGGCTGTGATACTATAGTATATTCAGCGTTAAATGTTCCAGCCGGAGCCGGAAATATACTTTGGTTGTATATAAAGGATAGACGTGATTATTCTTGGGGTACTAGTGTAAAATCTAATAGTTATGTCCCATGTTTAGTGCCTACCTATGGTACTGGTAGTTCTTCTGCTTTTACACCATACGCTAGATATGCCTTTACATATATAACAATGCCTGTAATAGCTGATCCTTCTACATTAGGTATAGTTGCATCTTCTGTTACAGTTAATCCAACACATACATTGCGTTTAACAGCTTATCCAAGTGAGGGATATCAGCCCAGATTTAGTGTAATGGCGTTAACAGGTGTATCAAATACGAGTGATTTTAATCTTAATACTACAAATTTTCCATGGTTAACAACTGATGTAGAAACTTGTAGTACAGCTCCAATTAATCTTGTTCAAGATACTGATTATATATATCTTACAGGTGATAATAGAATATTGTTCCATTTGACAACAGGGTTTGTAGATGATCAAAATCCATTATATGTAGACGCAGTAAATAATAGATATGAATTCCCTACAATAGACATTCCTAATACAACTAATTTCGTCACTATTCCAAGTTCTACATCTATGACAGCCAGAATAAGTAGTTCTGTAGCTAATAATTTAATTAACTGGCAAACGTTTAATAGAAATAGTACTCTTACTAATTATAGTAGTTCAATAAGTTTGGCAAATGGTGCATATGAAGGATATGCAACCCCATTAGTATTTAATTCATCTACTGGTAATGCAGGAACATATACAATATTAATTACAGCTAATAATGATATTAATCCAATATATATAACCACAGTATCAGCAGGCTCTGCTGTCCGTAATATACAAGCCTATCAATCTAGTGAAACACAAAATCACTATATAATACATTATGGAGATGTAGTAACGTTTCTTCCTCAAAGACCATCTATGACAGTGACGAGTTATACAGAAAATACTATAACACTATCAGCACATTATATTGACAGTATGGGAACAAATTATATAATTCCTGGGGGTGACGTACCAAATATAACATGGACTATTAGTACAACTGCCGGATTAACCCCAGGACATCCGTTCAATTCTAGTAATCAAGCAATAGGAGTACAAACAATATCATTTGGTTGCCCTACAACACAAACCTATAGATTAACAGCTGATATAGATGATGTATTTAATCGAACACCATGTGTATCAAGTATTTATTTTAACGATACCATTGGAATTAAGAGCACTACTGATACCAATAAGTTAACAGCAACTGCAATATATCAACATATGGTATTACCAATTGAAGATGTATATCCTATTAAGCCATTAAATTGGTTTAGTAATTTGGGGTTTATTAATTATACAGGCACTGCTGCAACTTATGGAACAATTAATAAAGTTGCTACGACTAATGCACAGTTAACTTCAACATTTACTTATACAGTTTGTTCCGGTAATTTATCTGCAACAAGTGTATTCAGACCATATTTACCATTTGATGGAATTACTTCTGCTCTTACAGGTGTACAAATTAGCAAAACGAATGTTGATAGAGATACCACATTTTCAATTAGAATGTTAGGAGTTTCAGCTGGCACCCATATACATAATATCGATCCTAATTATTCATTATCATATGATGAAGCATATACTAATTTAAATATGGTTCCTCAACCTGATAATTATGTTAATGTGGTAGTTACTAATCCATTATATTCAGGAAGTTACACACCAATTACATATACTATATCAGCTAATGCTACATCAGTGGTTGGTAATCCAGCATCTGGCTTGATTCAAGTTGTTAGTTATCCATATGTATCTGAAAGTTCATTTTATCCAGTTTTACAAATAGATTCAAATGACCCTGTATCTCATTTATACATGATAACAGCAACTGATATTGATCTTAAGGTCGATCCTTCAACCATATTAATACCTAGTGGAGCAACTGGTAATTATTTGTTTACATTAAATGGAAGTCCACAAGGTGGAACTTTTTCAAGCACAGCTAATTTAAAGTCAAAAATTGCCAATTATGCTACAACAGGAATGAGTGCTGCAACTGCCGTTTTATCTGTAAGTGCAAATTACGGTAGTGATGTTATTGTAAGATCATATCAAACAACAATTACATTTGTATCAGCAAATAATATTACTACAAGTGATATTAAGGTATATCCGGAGTATAAATGGGATATTAACAATTGGAAAAAGGTAATTAATACTTCAACATATGAATTATCTAGCACATCACCTGCGTTTATATATGGTAATGGTAGAACGGAAACTTTTGTATTAAGCACTCGTGATAATACAGATATTGGAAGATATGATTGGGCTATTAATCGTGGAAGTGGATATAATTATATCGGTAGCAGTCGCGTATTGAATACTAATATAAAGACTTTGAGTGCTAATAATGAAACTATAGGAGTAAGAGTAACAGGCTATACTGAAATTGGCGATATTCCATTACCTGCTGTAACTATAACCAATGCTATAAGTGTATCATTAATACCTATTCCAACATTAAGTGCCGATATTGCAATGCCTATAGAAGTGGGAGCACCAGATAGTCTAATTATAACCTCTAGTAAGTCTGTTATGAGTGGCACAACAGCTATTCCTATAAATATTAGACTAACAACAGCAATATATAACATATCATGCAGTTATTGGACAACAAGTTCAATTGCATTGGGATTAGGCTCACAGGATTTATCATATATATCAATTCCATTAAATGTTTCAGATATTGGAACACCTGTTTTATCTATACCAAAATTTGAATCTACAAATTTAATAGTATCCATATTACCAACACTTATATATGAATATTTAAACCACCCAACTTGGAATGATTGGGAAACATCATTACCTCAACCTACTACTGGTAATATAACAAGTGGTATCAATGCATTTCCTATAAATCCTTACTATTATACACCTAATAAGTATTTAGAGTTAAATGGTAATAGTTCTATAGAAGTAACAATGACAAATATAGTTCCATTTAACAATTTAATTTCAGGATTCGATTGGGAGTCTGGAACGACTGTTTCTTCCATCAGTAATTTTGATCCATTTAAAGGTATATACAATGAGGAAAATGTTTATAATGTAGTAATGACAAGTAAATTAGTTTCAGCTACACCAATTGTGACTACTAATTTAGATGCCCTTTATATTGTAGATAACTATCCAGTTTACGATCCTGAGATTAATCGTCAAGTTAAAGTTCCAATAGGTCCATTACCATATCCTTGCGGTATTGGAAGTAATGAATGGTTAACCTGTGAAAATATAAATCTAAGCTTCAAAAAGATATATGATAATTTAATGTATCTATATAAACAGACTAAAATTTATGATGAACCACCTACTGAATATATTGGTTGGTTAGGAAGCATATTAATGGCAGATGATACAACGAGATTAAGATGGCATATAAATTCAACAGGATTGGATTATGGTTATACCACACCACAAATATCAGTAGATAAAGAACTAAACAACTTACAAGATTGTATTGTTAAAGATAATGTGGTATTTGTATCTAATGCATCATCCGTATCTATAATATCGCCTGAATTTACCCCTTCAATTATTAATACACAAACTAGACGTGATATAATAGATGATTTTAATTTTATTAAGACTATACAAGTTGATAATGATGATAAGAGAATATACGTATTAGATACTAAAGATGTTAATAATCATTATTCAGGTTCAAAGAATAAATTATCAGTATTTATATATAATAATGACCCTGTTGATAATGGTTGGGAATTATTATATTCTTGGGGCGGATTTGGTGCAGCTACTTCAACATTAAAATTTAATAATCCTCAAGACATGTTCTTAGATGGTAATAACATATTATGGGTGGCAGACACAGATAATTTAGTTATTAAGAAATATTATAGGAATGGTAATTGGATTAAAACTATTTCATCTAGTAAATTTACTACTTCTAATAAGCCCGTAAGTCTATGTGTAGATTCAAGCAATAATTTACAAGTACTATGTAATAACAAAGTTGTTGTATTCGATTATAACGGGAATTATAAGTATGAATATGATGTTCCAAATACTGTTCCTTACATAAAAATAAGACCATCAGCGGATGATGATTTAATTTACATTACATCCAATAATAATACAATAAAATGTAATATAAACGGAACTATACAATTGCCTTTGAATAATTATTCAATGAGTTTATCATATGTCCTAGATAACAGAAGTGTATATCAGGATGAATACAGAAACTTATATATTTGCCAAAAGAATCACATTTTAAAATATAATGACACTATAAAATATATATCCTTAGTAGAAGACAGTCTATTGGATAATTTATGGACTTTGGATGAAATATATATTAAGAATCAAGAATATATTCAAGATTGGGTAGTTAACAAGGCTCTTAACAGATTATGGGATAATATTGAAATATTCCGTAGAAGTATATTAGGTAAACTATCATATGAACGAATTGTTCGTGAAGAACCTTTTGGAGAATCGTGGGAAACATTAGTTCCACGTGATAGAAGCGTTTGTAATATTGACTGGTGGCCATCATTTATGCACAGTAGAGATTATATGACAAGATATTGTTATGTAATACCTAGAATTAGAACATTTTTACCATTTGAAAGATTATCTTTACCAAATGCCAAGGATGATGTATTTGTTGGTATTAATGAATTAGTAACTGCCGATGTACTTAATAGGACATTATGCCAATTACAACAAAATCTATTAGTTATTAAGGAATTGTTAAAACAACCTGATGATAAGAGTGATGAATTATGTGATGGTATTGATGAACCAATAGATGTTGTATTGGATAACAATGCTTTAAGTTTATCAGCATGTTATCCAGAGTTATTCCAAATTAATCCATGTTTATATGCGGTAAATATAAATGGAATATTAAATCCATGTACTGGAGTAGAAACTAATTATACTCTTGACATTATATCTACTGCCACATGTTCAGCGGGAATACAACAATATAATTGGTATGTTGATAATATATTATTATCTGCTATAAATCCTGCAGATGATGATCAAACATTTAGATATACTTTCAATAGTACAGATCCAGTTACTATAAGTATGGAGCTATCAGCTAATAATATAGTATACACCAAAAAGAATGTTATTGTAACCCCTAAATCTTGTTGACTTTTCGTTAATTAGCTATAATATATTCATATGAACATAGTTATTTTAGGTGGCGATGGATTTATAGGATCTCACTTAGCCCAATTATTAGAAAGTCAATCTCATGTAGTTTATGTTGTAGATAAAGCAGATTTAAGGTCAACTAGATCTGGGCGAATCGCTCCATATTACATATATAGAGATCTTTCTATTAATACATCTCAATCAATGAGTGAAATAATTGGGAATACGAAACCTGATTTTATTTTTAACTGTGTAGCTGTGGCCACTCCCCATTATTATGTAAAATATCCCATTGATACGTTTAATTTAGATTTTAGTGTTAATTATGATATTATCAAATCTATTATACATCATAAAATACCATTTATGCATTTTTCTTCTAGTGAAGTATATGGCAAAAAATGGGAATCTCCATACCAAGAAGATATAACCGATTTAACGATTGGTCCTACACATAAATCGCGTTGGATTTATGCTACTAGTAAAATAATGTTGGAACAATTAATTAAAGCACATAATTGTGAGCATGTTATTGTACGACCACAAAACTTTTTTGGATGGGATATGGATTGGTTACCAGATATGAATACCAATATTGATAATAAATGGAAGCCACGTCTCCCTGCATGTATATTAAATGGTCTATTTTCTAAGAAGCCTTTACAAATAGTATTGCCTGGTACTCAAAAAAGATGTTATACATATATAGATGATGCAATAGAAGGATTATGGTCTATTGTAAAATGTTGGGATTCTTGCAAAAATCAAACATTCAATGTAGGCAATAAAAACAATGAAATAAATATCGAAAATTTTATCAGGATATATAAGAATATTTGGAACTATAATTGTCCAAATGATTTTAAGAATTCTTTTGAGTTTGTTTATGTAAGTGGTAATGATTTTTATGGTGAAGGGTATGAAGATTGTGAGAGAAGAATGTTTGATGATACAAAAATGAGAACATTGGCAAATTGGATGCCACGAATAGCATTATTACCAGCAATTGAAAAAACAGTTCAATCTGCCTTGATTAACTATAAGGACTTATTAAAATGAATGTAATAGTTTATGGTGTTCATCATTGGACCAATGAGAAACAATCAGATGAATGTATTGCTCATTGTAAAGAGTGGTATGATAGAATAATGAAATTTGTACCAAACGTTAAAAAGGTAATTATTGCCACTGGAAATTATTGTAATCTTGAATTTAATCCTTTTCCAAAGGAAGTTCAAATTATTCAAAATAAGATACCTTTATCCGAACCATACTCCAGAAAATATAACTATTTTAGAAATGGATTCATGACTGGTATTTGGCATACCCTTCTAAATGAGGAAAATTGGGATATTTTATTTCACGTCCAGGGAAGAGTGTTGTTAGGAAAAGATTTAGCGAATGAATTTAAGAGTTTTATAGAAAATGAAAAAGTAAGTATTATGGCACCTAGATTTACACAGTTTATTGGAACGAGTGTGGAAATTAGTATTATTGCTATGAAACCTAACGCGGTTCAAAAATATGCTACTAGTGCTATTAGACAAAGTTTTGAATGCTATAACGAAATTGATATGAATTGTGAAGATGAAGCATATATTATGTTTAGTAATACCTGGTATAATCCATGGCCACAAGTTATATCAAATAGACAACTTGATTATTTCAATAACGATGCTGGTATTCAAACTAATGAATTATCACCGTTTGCCATTATGGATGAAACGGAATTTAACAAGCTCCCATTTATAGCAACTGGTGATAAACACGTCACATCTAAATTTTTAAACAGCTGGAAAGAGAATAATCCATGTTAAACCCTCATATTTCAAAAAAATATAATGCAATAATGATATTTGATGGTATTCGTCCTCCGCAATATGATGAAGCTAAGATTTTTGTTGAATCTATGGGTCCCGATATTGTAATTTGTGATAAAAATATTCCGGGAATGGAAACATTCAATTTTAATAGCCACGTTCCAGTTAAAATAGACAATATATTCATCCATAACAATAAAACCATTAGTGATGAAAGATGTATATATGATCCTAATTATAAAAACATACTATTAACTAATTCATTTGATAAAGATATAAAAATGGATTTGGTTTGTTTATTGGGGCCTGAATATTATGGGTTACCTATACGTGAAAAAACATGGTTTGGAAAAAACAGCGGAATATCATGTGTTACCTGTGGAGGGCAACCCACGCAACAGTTATGGTGGGCATTATTGCTTTTCGAAAAAATGACTAATAAACTAAAATGGGGATTCCATTCGTTTGCATGGTCATTTGCTGGTGATGAAAATAAGTGTTGTTTAGAAAAAAGGAATAATAAAAATACAATATTTGACTAAAAATTGCAAAGTCCGTATAAATAATAATATAGGATAAAATAAAATAATATGGATGCATTAATAGCAATTTTTAAAGATTTTTGGCCCCAAATATTAACTGGTGTATCAGTTGGACTTATAGCACTTTTTAACAAAAAGATTATAGAGTGGATAACACTATTTATTAGAGTAATTATTACAAGTTTTAGGAAGAAATTATCCTTAAAATTAACGTGTCCTGTTCCTGACATTCAATCATCATTAGACGCAATAAGAGCTGAGCTTCATCCAAATGGTGGATCTAGTTTAAGAGATGCTGTAAATCGAATTGATAGGCGTACGAAGGACATGGAGCCTAGTATACGTCGTTTAAATATTAGTCACGAAGTTTTAACTGAAGTAGTTGATGTGCCGTTTTTTAGATCTGATGCTAATGGAAATACAACATATTGCAGTAATTCATTATGTAGGTTAGCAGGAATGTCATCTTCAAAAGAATATATGGGTATGAATTGGTTAACATATGTTCATGAAGATGATTTAGAGCATGCAAGAGAAGGTTGGTTGTCAGCTATAAAAGAAAAAAGAACATATATAGGAACATTTCGTATTATAAATCCTTATTCTAATAAAATTTATAAAATAACTGAAAAAGCTACGCCAGTATTAGGAGACGACAACGAAATTTTTGGCTGGGAAGGTGTGATTATAAAATATGAAGAAATTAAATAATAGAATTAGCTTACCACCTTATAATGTTAAAAAGGTAATATCAACATTAAGCCAAGTTCAAGGTTGGGGTATTACACAATTAAATGTTCCGGAGACCTGGAAAATTACAGAAGGTGAAAATGTATATGTAATGGTTATTGACACAGGCTATACGGATCACCATGATTTAGAAGATGGTGTTATTAAAGACAAGTGCAAATCTTTTTTAACAGAAGAAAAGTTTATAGATGATAAGAATGGACATAGTTGTGTAACCCCCGACACAAAAATATTTACAAATTTTTGTGGATTAGAAAAAATAGAAAATTTGTTTGACAATATTGATACAAAAAATATATTAATTACAAATGATTCTATGGTAAAGGATATAACCGATAAAAACATAAAAACAATATCATATTTTAATAATAATTTTTCATGTCAAAAAATAACAGCAATACATAAAATAAAATATAATGGTGATTTATTGCGAATAAAATATGGTGCAAATAAAAAATTTCCTATGGAAATTGCATTGACACCATGGCACCCTTTATATACTTGTACATCACGTGGCGAATCATTTAATTATAAAAAAGTTAATGTAGAGCAACTTAAGATAGGAGATGATTTAATTAGAAATGATATAGTTATTACACCTGCATTTGAATATAAATGTGTCGAATATGAAGAAGAAAAAATAATATTAGATGAAGATTTAGCATGGTTATTGGGGATAATAATGACAGACGGTCATATAGTTAAAGAACAATATAGAATAGAGTTGGATCAGTGTAATCAAAATAGTGAAGTAATAGAAAAATTTAATTCAGTTTGTAAAAAACTAAGTATAAATGTATCAACACATTTGTTTAAAAACAAAGTTAAGGTTTATTTTAACAATAAAAAATGGTGGCATATAATATCCAATTTAATTTCTAAAGAAAATAAAGGTAAACGAACAAAATTGCCCCAACTAATAACTAACTCACCATTAAGTGTATGTATATCCTTTATTGCAGGATTAATAGATGGTGATGGATATATATCAAAGACAGATGGAAGAATTAAGATAGTAACAAGTTGTAAGGAATTTGCAGAAACATTGAGATTGTTTTTAGTTACTTTAGGATTACCGTCTGTTTCTATTATATATAATAAAGCACACCCTAACACATTTAGTCCAATCGGTTGTGAAATGTGGCACGTCAAATTTAAAGATAGTACAGGATTATTAGAAAAATATATCTCCATCAGTCGTAAACGAAACTCATTAAAACGTGGTAAAATAATGACCCATCGAGTTTATAAAATTTTAGATATACAAAGAGAACAATATGACGGATATTTATATGATTTTACTGTTGAAAATAGTAGTAATTATATAGCAAATGGTATAATAGCTAGCAATACTCATGTAACTGGTATTATTGGTGCTCGCAACAATGATATAGGTATTGTAGGGGTAGCACCAAAATGTAATATCATTAATGTTAAGGTATTAGGTGAAGATGGCACAGGTGATTATGATGCTATTAAAAATGCCTTAAAATATGCTAAGAAAATTAAACCACATTTAGTTAGTATGAGTTTAGGTGCAACAGAGGATGACCCTGAATTACATAAGTTAATCAAAGATTTATATAATATGAATATACCTGTCATTGCAGCAGCTGGTAATGATGGAAGATCAAATTCTGTTAACTATCCTGGTAAATATCCTGAAGCAATTTGTGTTTCAGCATATGATAAAAAAGGACACCCTGCAGGATTTAATAGTACAGGTCCAGAAGTAGGATTTTCGGCTCCAGGAGTAGACATATATAGCACCTGGCTAAATCAAAAGTACGCAACCCTCAGCGGCACTAGTATGGCTACTCCTTTTATGTCCGGATTAGTAGCCCTGTTAATAGCTAAACATATTAAACAGGAATTAGTAACTGGTCAAAACGATTGTAAAACTGTAGATCAAATAAAGGAACATTTATTAAAATATGCTGATGGTAGAGGTGTTTCAGGGCACGATGAAAATTGGGGATATGGTGTTATAAATCCAGTAAGTCTTATTAATGAGACCGATACAGAGAATGTTCCAGTTGTTACGGCGCCCCCTATTAAACTATCTAATTGGTCAAAATTTGTAAATTGGTTCCGTGGACTTTTTAGTTAATACAATAAATATTAGTAGGAATGTAAGAACATGAATATAAAAATTGTAGGTAGCGTAATTAGATGGGTAGTAGTAACCGCAGGAACTATTGGTGTGTTTGTTAGTGATCCTTCATTTAGTGAGGCACTTAAAAAATTAGCAGATAGTTTTTCAAACGGTGACTTAGTAACCATTGTTGGTAGTGTTGTAACTGTTGCCACATTAGGTTGGAGTATTTGGGACAAGGTCAAGACTCAAAGAACTGAAGTAAAGCTTAAAGGCGAAATTGCACACATTAAAATGCTTAGTGCAAAAAATGATTGAAAAGAAAGAGGTAAAATAATATGAAATGGTTAATTAAATGGTTAATAAAACCCCTTATTGCTCCTGTTAAAGAAGCTGTTAGATTATGTGATAAACTCGTTATATCAATTTCAAAGCTTACCGTAATAGTAAATGGTCTTCCATTAGACCAAGAGTTTAAGGATGAAATTTTAGGTCATCTCGCAACAGGTAGTACTGCTGTTACAGCCGTTAGAGCTGTATTAGTGAAGGTATTAACTTATGTTGGTGAAGATATTCCTAAGATTGACACCGCAACAATTGAGTCATCAATTGAAGACGTCAATAAGTCTCTAAAATAACATTTAGAACAGTTTGATACAAAATACTGGGTAACTCCAGTATTTTTTTTGTTTTTAGGTAAATAGTAATAGGAGTATACGATATGGAAAAGAATTTTAAAGGTAAGAAGTTTGATGAACTATTAAGATATGTAGATTATTTTACAGAAGGTAAGAAACAAGATTTCTTTGGTGATGCTGATAAAAAAGAAAAACCCAAGAAAGATAAAAAGGTAAATCCATTTGCTAAAAAGGGTGCTGATAAAAAAGATAAAAAGTCAACCCCATTTGCTAAAAAGGATACCGAAAAGAAAGGCAAAGCTGTAAAGTCTAAAAAGGGTAAAATTCCTCCTGGACTAGCAGCATATCTTGCAAAGAAAAAGGGAACTAAAAATGGCAGTCAAAGCGAAGATTAAAGCTATATCAATTGGAACTATAACTACAATTATTGAAGTTGTTTCCAGTATATTTGGTGCTCTCCAAAATTGGGGAGATGTTTGGCGTGACTTTTGGTTGAAGAGAAAACAAAAGAAGCTTTTAAAAGAAGCAGAAAAGGCATTGAAGAATCATGATATCGACAAAATTAACGAAATTAATAATCGTTAGTCTAATTGCAGCAATTATGGCTCTTTCGATTGTTGGATGTGTATCACAATACAAATATTTTCCACCTGAACCTCAATGGGAAGGAAATGCTAAAGTACTCCTTTGGACTAATGATACCTATGTTGTAACGGAATCCTTTGTTAACAACTATACCTATTATGGGTTATACTTTCGTTCTATTAACGATTGGCGTAAAAATAACGGTGTTCCCTAACGCCGCATAAATAATTAATATATATATCTTGTAACAATTAGATGGATACGCAACCGTAAATAATCTTATGAGCATTAGGTTTTATATACAGAATGCTGGTTGGTCCGTTTTAAATCCATCGCAAGCATATCAAGCCAAAAAAGCTATGGATAAGTACAGAAAGCTCCATCCATTGTGCGAAATAACTGGAAGTAATAAAAGCGTCCAGGTGCATCATATTATTCCGGTCTTTGCTGATCCTACATTAGCGGCAGATATGAATAATATGATATCATTATCTACCAGTGCCAATATTCATTTAATATTTGGCCATAATGGTAATTTTGGGGCTAGATACGTCAAAAACATAAAAACAATAGCAGAAGAAATAAGAAATACAACTAGTACAGCAGAAGTAGCGTTTAAACAAGATATAAGCGCGTTAAACACAGAGCATTGTATAATATGCACGTATGTACGCTTATGGATTGCAACTTTTTTAAAGAGATTTAAAAAGGCAGATAATAAGCAATAGAGCTATCCAGAAAGTGATAGATAGTGCTATTGAGATTAAAATAAGGTTTACGAGCATTTAGAACCCGAACTTAGTTTTAACAGGTTCTTCTTTTTTAGCTTCTTCACCAATATCATCAAATAGATTGAAGAGATCAGCAAGACTCATTTTATTTTTAATAGTTCCATCCTTTTTAAGTGCATCAATCTTTGTTTTAGATACTTTGTGCTTCTTTAGGATTTTTAGGGAACTTTCTTCATCAAGAAGTTCAAATTCGTGTTTGTATTGTAGGCGTCCTTTACGTAGGAGAGCCTGGTCAATATTGTCACTATGGGTATTATAGGTCAAGATAATAGGAATACCCATAATATCTGAAAGAATACCATCAGTGAAATTTAAAAGGGTACTAACCACACTACTACCATCATCTTGTTCCCGTTTACGAATAAGCTTTTCAGCATCCTCAATAACCATGATAACATTCTTGTTGTCTAATAGAAGACGAATGACATCAGGTTGATTTAACATGCCCATCATGAATTCAGGAATGTAAACAAATTTCTTTTCAGGTAGAACACTAGCCAAATATTTGATATAGGTGCTTTTGCCAGTTCCAGGATCACCGTTGAATACATAAAGACCGTTGGCCTTGCTATTCAATTTTTCAATAATTTTTTCGTGAACCTTTTTAAAATTATTTCCATAGTTATATTCCAAATCAATATTCTTGGGAATATTGGTGGAGAAGTCTCTAAGGTCTAATTCATTAAATTCATTTTTAATGAGAATAGCAAAGGCACCAACTTTTTTAGTTTCTTTAAACTTGGTTAAGATATCAGTGATGTATTTAAGCGAATCAGCGTTATCATGTTCATAATAGACATCAACAGAACATAGAGCCGTACCAGTAGCATCTTTATCAGAGGTTTCATGGATTCTTATGTCCATAAAGAAATCCCCGAAACTATTACTGGCTGTTAATTTTACTGATTCGCCCTTGTTGTATTTTGTAATATCATATTTTTTGGTATTAAATTCACGAGCAACTCTAAATACTTTGAAACCTATTTCCTTTAGATAATCAATAATATCTACTTTAATGTCCCGTGCATCAATACTATTGCTAACCTTTTTATAAAGGATAGAATACCACCCATAAGGTTCAGGAGAACCATTAATGGACACAGTAGCGATAAATTCTTCTATTTGATTTTTGTTCATCCTTATATTATAATGGATCTAATTAGATAAATCAAGATGAACAGTTGTTTTTTCCGTATAATATATTATTATTAAACCATGAATAACGATTATAATAAAACCGAATTTCAAAAAGAACTTATTGGATTACCTAATATTGATTTTAAAGTGAAGGTGGACAATAGGTTCTCAAAAATATTATCTAACACGAATTGGGGATTCGAAACAGGATCTGGTTGGAATTCTTTACTATGGGAATTATTTGAAGAAATTGAAATCGTTGCTATTCCTTATAAAATAAAAATAATTATTCAACAAATAAAGGAAAAGTTTGGTAGTCTTAGATTCTATTATAATACAGATTCAAAAGATCCTACACCAAAGACCGCCCTTGATTTAATAGAAACATTAGTAAACCTATATGAAGAAAAAAGCTACAATGTTTGTGATATAACAGGTAGATATTACAAATATAGAATTGCTTCAGGAAGTTGGGTGTATGCCTGTTGTTATGATGCGTTTGTTAAAAGATATTCTACACAACCACAAATGGTTGAAAGAGCACGAAAAGACATTGTTGCAAGAGTACAATTTGATCGTATCATTGATACAATAAAACAAGGTAGAAAAGAACGTCAATTTATTAGTTCATTGTCACAAACAGGTATACTAAATGAATATCTAGACGAAATATCTATTAGTAAGTTAGTTGAAAATGAATTCTGGCTTGATTCAGATAAATTATGATTTAACTAAAAAGGTAGTAATTAACTTAGGAAGTCTTGCAACAGCCTTATATGCCTTTTCAGAATCCCCGCCGTTTTTAGCTTTGAAATATGAGAATAAGTCATTAAAGCTACCAAGACCGTTTTGGTCCTTATATAATAGTGCGCAGGCCGCTAATTTAGCTTGTTCTTCTAGGGGTCTATAGCTTCTACGATGTGGCATATAGTTATTAGCATCACCACGAGCCCTTAAAAAGTCATATTCATATAACATATGCATGTCTTTGCTCAAGTAAGTCTTTAAAATGTCTCTATTGACATTTTCATATCTTATTTGCCCAATTTTTCCAGGTTTCTGCCCGGTCATTTCTTCAACGAAATTAACAGCATCCTCTAGGGTATCTTCATCAATGTTATAGGCTTCCTGTAACATTAGGTTTTCTAAAATCAAATTAACTGTGCTATCATAACTCATAAATTCATTTCCTTATTTATATTATTTACCCAAATCGTTTCTTAATATCGTTTTGTAGGACATCTATTTTATAGGCAAAGTCGTCCCCATAATCTCCATCAATGAAAAGTTTATAAATGTTGTTCAAAACGTACTTATAATACCTTTTACCTTCTACATTACCTCTTAGATTAGATCTGCCCTTTATTTTTTTAAGCGTTTGCGATGAAATTGTTTCAGGAAAGGCACCTTTTAGAATAGCTAGTAAAAATTGCTTTTTAGACATTGGTTTTTTACTGTTATTGGTATATTGAACATATTGATATTGTAGGTCACGAATAGTTGAAAGTAAATTGGGTTGATACTCAACAGGACGCGCTGAATGTTCAACTCTTTCTCTTTTATTCCATATAATCTTACCATCCCTAGTTTTTTCACGCTTTCTATAACCAGGAATACTAATTCCTTTGGGTAACATTTTTTTGCTTGTAAGACCGCCCATATTCTTAGAAAAATGGGGATTAACATAGGATATCTTTGGGAACTTACCCTTATTAATTTTGTGGACCATTATAAGTTCTTGAATGAAGTGAGCTATTTCATGTTCAATGCCATGTGATAATATCTCTGTTAAACCAGTCTTTAATCCAATTCTTATAGTACCCTCCCCCTGCATTATTGTATCACTAGGAAGGTATTCACATTTTTTAGCATTTGGTGCAATCATTACATTTAGTACAGGATTAAGATAGTTTAAAAAATCCCATCGTGTTCCGGTAAAATCAATATCAAAATCTTTAATATCCTCACTTCTACTATAATAGGCACCAATTACAAAAGCCTCAATCTCTTTAAATACAGATCGTGGTATTTGCATGGCTTCTGCTATAAGTTGTGTAACTTTTATTATCATCCCATTAATCGTCCCTATATGGTAGTCTAGGTGGATGTTCATCCAAGTAATCTTGTTCTGCTTTAACCTTATGATCTATATCATCAGTAGGAACAAATTTGAAGGTAAACCCACCCTTATCATATTTATATAATCTGGCAATAT